TCGAACTCGCCTCTTACATGTACGATGAAATCTACATGTTAAACCTTGCTGAATTAACCCTTCTCTTTAAGCGGATCAAGAACGGTCATTATGCCCCGTTTTACAACCGGATCGATGCAACCCAAATACTGATCATTTGCCGGGAATTCCGGAGAGAACGAGCAAAATACTTTATCGAAATCCAGGATAAGGAAAAAGAGGCAAAGGACTATGAAAACCTCAAAAAAAAGGTTGAATCTGAATTGAAGAAAGAAAAAAAATCATAAACATTTAAAATCAATCATGAGTGTAAACAAAGTTATCCTGATCGGAAGATTGGGTCAGGATCCCACTATCAGAAGACTTGACACGGGTATCACCGTAGCAACCTTTTCCCTGGCTACGGATGACGGCTATACCTCAAAAACCGGGGAGAAAATCACGACAACCGACTGGCACAACGTCGTCATTTGGGGAAAGCTGGCCGAGATCGTTGAAAAGTATGCCGTCAAGGGTATGAAAGTCTTTTTATCTGGCAAACTGAAAACCCGGACATGGGATGACAAGAACGGGGTAAAGCACTACACCACGGAAGTGATCAGTGATGAGTTTGAGATCCTGGAATGGCGAAATGAATCAGCCACTACGCCCAAACCGGAAGCTAAAACGGCATCCGGAACGCCTGTGAGTACTTTTGAGTCTCAACCTGATCCTAACGACGACCTTCCGTTTTGATAATTATTCACAATCAAACCGCACAAAAACTTATGAAAACAGCATTCTGCATTGTAATATCATACCTGGTATTACTTTTCCTTGTACTTGCCTTTAACCGGGGCGCTCACCAAAAGAAGAAGCCGTACAACCCGGCTGACTGCGATTAAACACAAACTGAAACAACATAACTCAATACTGCCATCCGGGAGGGTGAACGGGAAATTCTTACATTAAAAATTAATGCAATATGGCACGTGATATCTTTAGTAAAGAATGGATTACGAAGAATTCAATTGAAATAGTTAACCGTTACGAAAAGGGAATATTAACCTTAAGAGGACTTCATTACCAGCTTGTATCCATTGGGATGACAAATTCCCTGAAGCATTACAAGAGAGTAGTATCAGCAATGATTGATGCCCGCTGGGGCGATCTTGTTGACTTTGACGCTTTTTCTGACCATGACAGGTCGATGATCGGGCAAACAAAATTTGAGAGAACCGATCTGGATGATTCTATAGAAGAGGCAAAGCATCAGATTGGTTTGTGGATGAAAAACTACTTCAAAAATAGGTGGGAAAATCAGCAATACTATCCGGAAGTACTTATTGAAAAAAAAGCTTTACAGGGAGTTTTCCAAAGTGTATGCATCCGAAACAGGGTCGCTCTGGGAGCATGCAAGGGGTACCCGTCATTGACATTTTTGAATGAAGCTACTTCGAGATTTCGCGAAGCTGAAAGACAGGGTAAAACACCAATAATATTATATTTCGGAGATTACGATCCTTCCGGTGAAGATATCCCGAGATCAATTCAGGAGAATATTATCCGGTTAGGCTGCGAAAGTATCGAATTAAAACGAATCGCATTAATGAAGGACCAGGTACTTGAATGGGGCCTGCCTCCTGCTCCGGCCAAAGAATCAGATAGCCGTACTGCCAATTGGACGGGCCTGGGACAGGTGGAACTTGATGCCGTAAAGCCTGAGATGTTACAAACTATGTGTCAGGACTCTATTGATGAAGTATTCGATTATTCCCGGTATGACGAGCTGATTGAATCTCAAGAAACCGAGCAGGAAGAATATCGGAAACAATTGAGGACGTACATCGATGAATTGTAACCCGCAAATTTTAAATCAATAACCAATGAAAGGGATATGTTTTCAACAGTCGTTATTCCCTAAAGTAGTGGACGGCTATAAAACAAAGACAAGAAGAATAATTACTTGTCCTAAAAATGCCTTTGGCATACAGGTAAGTAAAAATAAAAAAGGACAGGTAACCGGGGTATTCGCTCTTGATGAAAATGAGAGAACCGTAAAGCCTGGAACCGAAATGGAGTGGCGAATCTCGCCACGTTACAAGCCCGGAGAAACGGTATTTCTCAAAGAACCGTATTGCATTGATCTAAAAGGCAATATTGCATATAAATATCCTCCGCAAAACATTCTTCTGAATTTTGGTAATGTGGAGTGGAAAAACAAACTCTTTATGCCCAAAAGCGCTGCGCGTTACTTCATCAAAATAAATGGCGTTCGGGTAGAGAGACTCCAGGATATTTCAGAGGAAGACTGCATGGACGAAGGAATAACATTTGAATTTAAAGAGGTTGCAAAGCCTGCTTTGGGATGCGTCCTGACAGCCACGGTGTGTTACAAAAATGGAGATGGTAAAGAGTATGAAAGCCCACGTGAAGCGTTTGCCACCCTTATTGATTCTATAAACGGGAAGGGGACATGGAATTCCAATCCCTTTGTTTTCGCGTATGAATTCGAACTAATCAGCAATCAATGAAAAACAAAGACATTTATTCATTAAGAAATGGAGACAAAGTAAGCCACAAGCATTATGGTGTTTGCATTGTCGATCGTGTTATCGAAGATTTCGGTCCAGTACTTATTCCAGAGTCCAGGGAAGGGCAAGCGTTACTAAGTTATCAAACAGGGATGCCAGCAGGAACTCCGCTTTTAGAGACATCATCTAGGTTAATAATCGGAAAACTAAATCAATAATCAATGAAAGAAATGTTAGAGGAACTTTTATCTGAATACCAGAAAAAGTACGACACAATTAAAGGCGAGTGTATCGAGCTCATGAAAGCAGGTAAGCCCTGGATTGAACACACCAAGCCTGCAGCCGGATTAAAGATGATGATTGACCACCTAAAACAGCAACTTTCAAATTATCAATCAAGATGAAACGGATTTGGCCAGCCGACAGAAAATAGGCTGATCCATTTAATTGTCGGTTGGCTGTTTATAGAATTACTCCATGGACCATTGGACTATAAAGAATGAAAAGGGAAGAATCTAGTCTGTATTTGTTCCTCAGGATTCTCCTTGGAATAATGATATTCTTTTAGAGCCATTAAACGAAAGTAGGCTCAAGATTAATTATTGCTTATTACTAAAGCGAAACAATTGCGATAAAAAGTTATATTTATCTCTTTGTACTCTTTTAAAATAATAAAATTTCTCAAGTGATTGAAATTCAATCACTTCATCAATTGAATTAAAGTTGATCATTTGTAATGCATAATTTATTAAATATTCGCGATTCTTCCTGGCTGAAATCGGTGGAGATATCCTAATCCACTTGCATTTACCTACTTTGAGATTGTTGTTAACAAGTCCTATCCAGCTCCCTGAAAATATGAATCCTAGAGCATCCGCCTTCATCGAAATGGCTCCGATACTATGTAAACGAGAAACCGTTGTTTGATATGACAAGACAATAACACGTTCTTTAACAAAACCTGTAAACTGGTAGTTCCCCTGATTCTCTCCAAGATTGCTATGACTTTTTCTGTCAAGCACTGCTACACCATTTATCTTCCCTGTCAATCTATTCGCCCAATGTCTACATCTAACATTTTCAATTAAATAATTACCAATCGGAGGAACCTCCGTAATAGAAACATATTGACCAGAATATATCCCAAATAATGACCGCACTAACTTTGAAAATGAGTGAAGAAGCGAAACAACTACTATTGATACAACCGAACTGGCTATAGCTATGAACCATGAATTCTGAAATATATTATTCATAATAATTTATGGCTGTTTTTGTTCTGAAATATAAACGGTTGTCTTATTCAGTTTGTCAATAAAATTGTGATTCACTCCTATCAGTGAAAAGACTTAAATTAATCACATATCAATTTTCAGGTTTAATAATTGGGATTAGTACCGTGTAGATCGGCAAAAGAATTGCAGCAAAAACATTGTTAAACAATCCACTTTGTTCAAAAGGGCCTCCAATAGCGTAACTCCAAACCACAAAAGATAAGGTGGAGATAATGAGTTGGGTGGACTTCATTACTTTCAATACTCTCCAGAGGTATAACGGAGTCAATAACAAGCAAACGACAAAAACAAACCAGCTAATCCATTCAGCAACAGATTGCGTGTTTGTGATATTAGCAAGAGTGAGATATAATCCAACAATTTCTGCCGGAATATATTTCAACAGCCGATTAAAATAATCGTCCTTACTTTCGATGCTTACGACTTTAATGTTCTCTTTGTCCTGTGATTCTTCTGATCTTGCATATTCCCTTGAAGATGCAACTGAATCTTCCAACTCATAAAAATAGGACAGGTCTTTTTCGGTGACTATTTGTCTTCCCATAAAGGTTTGTTTTTGATGGTTTTGCAATCTTTTAAAGATCGGACTAACAATTCTATCTATTTGTAAATCATAAAGGTCAAATGAAAGTTACGGTAACTAAATGGGAATTCAAATAGAACATAAGGAAAAAATCTTAATCATCTTCTCAAAACAATCATGATCATATTTTAATCAGGAAACGCATAAAAAATTTATCATTAACCACTTAAGCAATAATGAAAACACTCGAACATTACGCCAACCAAATCAACATTCCGGTTCATACCATAAAAGGGACAACCCGCAAACAAGAAGTAGCCATTGCCCGGGCAGTATACTGGAGATATCTCAACAGGAAAGGACTGAAGATGGTTGATATTGCAGCCATGTTTAATCGAAAGGCGCATTCAACAATCAGCAGCGGAATAAAGCGTGCTGAAAATCTCATCTCATGTAACGATGAAATCGCTGTTCCATTTCTCAAAGCAGTTGATCCGTAATCATTTTTTTGCATCAAGTCCGGATTCAACATTTTTACCAACTTATTTTTATCAAAAAAAATGGCAAGATTTTCTATACCAATCAAAGGAATTTCCACAACAAGCGCCTACGAAGAAGGTGCAACCCGTTCACTGGTCAATCTACGTCCTAAAAACGGTGCGATGCATCCTGTTTCGCCCAGGAAGATTCTCCAGGATTTATCTCAGAGTTATAATATCGTTTTTGTACACCGGGGCAACGATTACGAAAACTGGATTGGCACTATTGGCGGAACCGTTTACTACGACATCCGGGACGCAAACCCCGATGCAATAACCGTCATCGGTACGTCAGTCAACGGGATTGAGCAGATAGGCAATACCTTATCAATCGTTACGGATGATTCTGTATTCTACTTGTTTTTCCGCAATGGTCAATACCGGTTTTTGGGCGAAATGCCGCAATGCCCGCCGCTTAGTTTCAAAACATCCACGGTAATGTCACACGCTAAATATTATTTTATTAACGAGTACGGTCACGGAACGATAACCCGAACGACTGATAACTTTTTAAAATCTGCAAAAGGGCTTATAAATAAGGCGATGGACGTTTTAGTTAACGGCGGAGTTGACGAAAACGGCGATCCTATAGCTGCACAGGGATACCAGCTTTTTGATGCTTGCTTTGTCCGCTACGCCTTCAGGCTATACGACGGAACCCTGACAAAGCATTCTCCTCCTATCCTGATTATGCCTGTCAGGAACATACTCGATCTTAAACGTTTATACTATAATTTTGATGCGGCCGGAGAACTCGACGATGCATCATATACCGACGTGTACGGGTATCGTATTTACACATGGTTTGACTTGACCGGGTTTTCCGAATGGGCGGATATCATACAATCAGTTGATCTTTTCATGTCCGCACCCCTTGGCATATCTCAGGTTGATAATATAAAAGACCTTCCCACAAGCTCATCGGCAACATTCTGGGACCGCCAGGCGATAACTCTGATTCCTGCCGAGGCGTTAAAGAATGTTGCGAATACTTCCAGCTTCTATCTGGTTAAAAGTTTTGAATTAGGGACGTCAGCAAGCGTACTAAGCCCTTATGAATTCCTGTCTGAAAACAAGGATGTTTCTTCCGCAGAAAATCTGATACAGCAGGAAGTAATGACCGATGATAATTTTTCAAATCACAAATACGGGGCTAAAGTAAGTTACGCCTATAACAACCGGCTCCATCTGGCCGATATAAAAACAACTTTTTTTAAAGGATTTAATCCGGATTATTTTCTATGGCTTGATGCGAATGTTACCACGTACGGCAATTATAACGGATATAAATACGCGGATGCGCCGGGTCCGATTTGGGACAGTCTTTTGATCGAAGTTGAGATTAATACAGGTCTTGCTAACGAAAAGGTATATAAAGGATTATACAATACTGACGCTTCCGGCATTTATAAGCTGTTCTTGAGCGGGTTTATATCATATCCTGATCCGCGGGCAAAGAAGCTCACTGTATACAGGCATTCATCAGGTAGCTGGTACAAAGTATTAGCCGTTAATCTTAAGGAACACAACTTCCTGAACCTTGCCTATTACCTGAATGATGGCTTAAACCCGATTGTCCAGACTACAAATACAGCTCTTTCGGCGTCGCCATACAGTTCGACGCCTGTTACCTTACAGGAAGGTAATAAGATTAAGGTATCTGAACTGTCAAATCCTTTATCATTCCTTAACAAGAACGTCTATCAAGCTGGCAGTGGGGAAATATTGGCCGTAGCAACAAACTCCATGAATGTTGCAGATCGTAACTATGGACAATATCCGCTGTATATTTTCACTACCCAAGGTATCTGGACGCTTGCTGTAGGCACCGGGGAAGTAGTTTATTCTACGTTGTCGGCTCCGACTTACCCGGAAGCTCCTACAACCAAAGTTGTTTGTTCCACACCGTTTGGAGTTGTTTTTACAGGTCCCCGGGGACTGATGCTGATTAACGGACAATCGGTTGAGCTGTTGTCACCACAATTAGAGCAGGCCCCTGTTGCGCTAAATATTGAGAAGCCCGACCAGGTAACCGGTGTTGTCCATGACCCGTATCAAAGTTCATTCTTGACTTACCTGTCAGCTCTGGATAATATCGCGTACAACCCGCTTGAATCGGAGTTGATCATATCCGATAAGGAATCAGACTTTAATTTCGTTTTAAATATCCCGGCTAAGTTGTTTTACCGGTCTACGGAAAAGATCAGTTTGATCATAAAGAATACCCCGGCCAAATTGCTGGTACTGGAAGGGCAAAAGCTGAAAGACTTTTCTGAAGCTAACAGCTCAACAGCACATATGAGTTTTATAACCAGGCCACTCACTTTTGGCTCAGAGGATGTGAAGAAGTTGGAGCGGATGATCCTGCGGGCTACGATCTATGAGCTGAATACGCCTGTTGTGGGCAAGGCCGCTGTTTGTATGATACATCACTCGAACGATGGCGCACTATTCAAAGGGACCCGCGGGCTACAGATGAAGCCGAATAACCTGAGAGATATCGATATGGGACTTATGGGATCGGTCAAATTCCGACAATTTTTGTTCTCTTTTGGCGGGCAAGTCAGCGATGGAACAGAGATTCAGTTTATCGATGTATTGGCAGATAACGAATACGGTAATTCAAAAATGAAATAACTATTTATCACCATAGTGGCCCATGGCTGAAATAACCAAGACAGTTATTTTCTCATCGTCAACGGAATAGACCATGCGGTGTTTTTGCGTGATCCGTCTTGACCAGCATCCTTTGTACCCGTGCTTCATTTGTTCGGGTCTCCCCGTTCCTGTACGGGGATGTTCTCTTAGTTCCCTGAGAAGTTCTTCAGCTTTTTTGAACGCTGCCGGTTCATTTTTCTTTAGCTTAGAAAGGTCCTCTGCAGCCTCCTGCGTAAAGCAGATTTTGTAGCTCATAAACTGTCAAGAAATTTCGTGAGCTCTTCTTCTGTCTCTACCGTTGTTACTTTTCCTTCCCGGGCCTGCCGCATCGAGCGGTCTATTTTTTCGAGCATTTCCGGGGTAAAATACAAGTCGTCGTCATCAATCGGGGTCAGTACATAGGCCTGTTTCCTGCCCCTTTTGATGATTACTTTTTGCCCCTTGTCCGCCAGTTCGAAGAAGCTTTTTTGTTTCTCCCTGAACTGTCTCGCCGTTACCTGTAATACCGCCATATCTTCAAATTTTAAATGTGTACCAATTTTGGTTCAAAGTTACAAAAAAAAACAGAAAAAGGCCATTGCGATTACTGTAACATCCACAATATAGTTCTTAGCCTGTATGATTCCCGTGTTTTCGGGAGAAAGGCCGCTAAACTGTGCGCTGAGAGGAATATCGAACCGGGAACTATCCCAAGCAAGCGATATGGCACAAAGCACACCTACCCGGTTGATATTTTGAAAGAAGTTTTCACGTAAAAAAAGAGGGGCTTTCACCCCTCTTTTCCAATTAAACCACATCGCTAAACTAAATCAACCTGCCCGCAAATATTTCTTCGCATACTTTAAATATCTTTCCTTTGCCGCCTTCCGGTCTTTTGAACTTACCTTATTATTCCGGCTCAGTGCCGTCTGATAAAAACTCTCCCTCTCCAACTCCAGCATGGTCATTCGTTTCGGGAGCCAGCCTTTTCGCTTGCATTTATCAAACTCCTTATTGTTTATCGAAACAAGCTTATCACCTGCAGATAATTCCAGTAACATGATAAAATACCGTTTATTGAAAGCCTTTTGCTTAATATCGGCCAGCTTAATAGCCAGGCTCATTTTAATTGAGTGCCGCCAGTAAAACAACCAGTTTTGAAACCAGATCCGGTATTCTTTGAAATCCAAAGCAATCTCTTTAATCATAGACATCTTTTTTGCAAAAATAAGCCAGTATTATCTGTCAATAATGCGTTCACAACCAAATGTTTTCGACATCATATACTTGATTCTCCAACAAGCCTTGCGGGAGTATATTTCATTTCTTCAATAACAGCCGGAAGGGGTAATTTATAACAGATATGCCCACCAATCATCCGGGTCATTATAATATCATCGTGCTTTCCTTCCTTGGCGCCATATTTTCCATTCTGTTTTTTCTCATAAACCCTTGCTTCGTTAAGCGCCTCCGGGTTTCTTTCCTTATATCCTCTCTCGCGGAGCAAAGCGACAAAATTCCCAACGATCATCGGCTTTGTACTCCGGTTTGTATGAAAGCCGTATTCGATGGGCGCTCCTTCCCGGATCTTGTCTGCCGGAGTCCTGGAATATAGATTCCCGTAGTAATCAGTGATCGTATCAAAGATAAATTCGGCATCGTCTTCCTTATCGTCCGTATCGTATGTATTGCTTTCCACAACCAGCAGGGCGTTGTTGTAAAATTCAGCAACCATGGCCGCAATCCAAATAGCGTTATCCTTGTCAACCCTGCCACGCCATTCAGCAACAATCTCCGGAACGCCGCCATACTTCATCCAATACCGGTCAAACACCGCGATAACACCCCAGTCTGCCTTTTCTGAAAGTCCTTTCTGCGGGTCAAAGACAACAACATAGCGGTTGCTCACTTTAAAGGACGTATCCGGGAACTCCCATACCTTTAACTTATCTCTTTCACCACGGGCCTTCAATTTTGGATCGGAAGTCTGGATGTCCTCCAGTGCATCTTTGTTTTCAACAAACCGGATATTCGACAGTATTTCCTTTCTTCTTTTTGGTTCCAGCTTTGCCAGGGCAGCAGGACAGTCTGAAACCAGTTCGCCAATTGCTTCCGGAAGACGGCAGTCTTTCCTTAATGCCTCTACATCTTCAGACCTGAATGCAGGCAATCCGGAATCCTGGAAGGCTTCGATATCGTCAGAGGGGTATTCCTGTTTCATGGTTGCCTCCGATGGCACTTCCGCTCTTTTTAACCTTCGCCAGTTGATATTTTCAAGGGTACAATCCGGTTTATTATTAAAAAGGTTGATCTCGTATTCATTCATTGACCTGATAAAGTCTTCTGTGCTCCCTTTCTTCTTTTTCCCGTTATGAAGAAAATAGTACCCGTTAAAATCCCGGCTGTAAATGTTGATCAGGAACCATTCCACAAACACCGCGTCATAGGCTGTTTCTCCCATCTTTGCCTTTTCCCATTCTTCATAAAAGTAATCCCCAACACCATTTGCCGTACTTTCCCGGGCAACCAACGTATAAGGCTCTGCCGGGATCGACCCCACAATAGAGGTTTCAAGTTTCTGGGGGTTGTTATTGTCCGTGTTGGGGTAATACGCCATTTCAGAAAAATGGACCATCTTGGCATCCTGGGAACGGACAGAGTCAGGTTCTACCGCAGTTCCTACCGTTATCAGGCATCCGCGCTCAGGCACTTCTTTGATATTTTGGGTATTCTGGTAGTTTTTGATCACATGCCAAATGCCACTAACCGGGATCATATTTTTGATGGCCCGTTCAAACATGGCCCGGATCGTGATTGCACCGTCTTTGATGTGAGCACAGATCACGCTGTTCCAGTTCCGTTTATGGATCATCTGGATCCAGAACATGTAAAGCTGAATAAGGGTAGATCCTCCCCACTGCCGTGCCTTAAGCACCATAATACGGATCGGAACGTTAGCTGTTCGCATTCCTTCCAACCGGTCCAATAACCTTCTTTGCCCTCTGTTTAATTTAAAGGGAATATCCCTTGCTGAAATTTTATCCCGGATGGTGATGCAGGTAATAGCAAAAAACTCAAAGTCATACTTATATCGCAGTTCGCAAAAGCTAATCCAGAAGTCCGACCAGAGTTCTTCTGTTACCTCTTTAACTCCGAAGCTTTTATAAACCTCCCTGATAGAGCCATGTTCCTGCAGCAACTTACAAACCTCTTCCTGCATCATCGGCTCCGGGATAAATAAAACGGGAAAGGGAGCGTCCTTTATTTCCAGTCGCACCCTTTCTCCCTGGCACCCTTCCCCAGTCATCTGATCATAAGGGCTGTTTAGTCTTTTCCGCCTGCGGAGGTTCTCTTCTACTATTTTGCTTGCATCGATCAAGATTTGATGATTTTAAACAGCCAGGTCCCAATACTTTTTATCTTTGTCAGGATACTGGTCTTTTTCTTAATGTAAATGAACGCGCCAAGCAGGACAAGCAGAAAAGCAGATCCCCATTTTAGCGTATTGGGGAGCCATTTCGCTTTTGCTTTCTCCACACCGGCCTTTGCCTTTTCCTTTTTCACATCCGCGTTTGTCTGCCCTTTTTCCACACCTGAATCGATCCGGTTATTCTTCACATCGGCTTTTGCATGGATAGCGTTATTCCTAACTTCGTTATTCGACTCCGTGACCGCTTTCTTTTCATCTGCCTGTATTTGCCTTCTCTCTGTTCGCTGGATCTGTCTCAAAGCGGCTTTTAATGTTCCGGCATCGAGATTAGCCTCAATCCGGGTACTGTCTTTCAGATCCAGACAGGAAACTGAGACAAGCTGTTTTCTTCCATGGCAGCCGGCCAACGCAATCATCAGTATTAAGACAATGTTTTTCATGCTGCCCTAAGATTATATCCCCTGAGATAATCGCCGCAGGCCCATGCTTCCCACTCGTCCAACCGGCGAAGTTTCAGCCCCTTCAACTCCTTTTGGGAAGCTGTCGTATAATGGTTAATCCACCAATCCTTGAGCGCCTTCTCATCGGCTTTGGCGTTGATCAGCCTGTAAAGGGTATCGCTTTTCCCGCAGTTGAAGGTATGGAGCAGGAGAGCGTCAAACTGGTTTTGTTCCAGTGTTACTTTCAGCCAGCTGTTAACCTGTGCCTCCCTGACAGCAACATCCTTTTTTAATAACCCTTCCGCTTCTTTTTCGGTCCTAACTTTCGCAAACGGCAGAACGCCGGACAGAGTCGGATATTTCTTTATGTCCAGAAACTTACCGTTCAGAACCATTGCATGCCCGTACCCTTCCGTCCAGATACCCGCGGCGTCAGGTTTGGGTTGCAATCCGATCATACTAAGATCTCCGTCATGGAGGGTTTCGTAACATTTCAGGAATTCAAGGCCTTTCTCAGACAGTTTCATTGTTCTCGTTTTTCAGGTAATCGATAATAGATGCAGTAACCTTTTTCAGGTCATCCTTATTGGAGATAATGCTCCCGGTGAGTTCGGTAATTTTCCGGAGTTCCTTGTCATCCGCCTTTTCATAGATCGATTTAAGCTCGATAAGCCCGACACCAATGGCGCCCACAATAGTTATAATGGGGATCAGCGGGATTGTAAACCCGTAATAGGTGTCCAGGTACCAGATGCAGACAATCTGCATACAGTCAATGATTGACAGGATCAGAAGAAGATTATAGTATTTAACCATCTTTTCCACTGTCCTTCTTAATCCGTATGAGGTTCTGGCTTTGCCTAAAATCCTGGCTTTTCTAACGCCGGACCATAAGTCTGCCATAACCGCTAAAAAGACCAGGGCGTACATGGCGAAGGCAATCCATATAACAATAATCATAGCTTTCATCTTTTTTGAGTTTTTATTTTAGCTCAGTTAACTCACAATTCTTCCTAAAGCATCTACCCATACGTCGGATCCTTTATGGTTTATTTCTATCCCGTCCGTAGCACCTTCTATTGTTTGTTTATCCGAGCAGAAGTATTTATATCCTAAATAAATATTTGAAGCCACCGGTTTTTCAGCGAATGTTCCGGCCGTTAAAGTATCGGCTTGTGACCCGTCTGCTTTGTTCCACCTTGATCCATTCCAGATTATTGTAATGTTTAATGTTGTATCGAAGTACTTTGTACCCCTATCATCAGCAGTAAGAATGGGTCTGTCAGCGGTAGCGCCAGAGCTTAAATTGGAACTTCTGTGAGTAATCCACGTACCGGGTGTCCCGGCATTTATATTCCTGTAGTAACTGATATTATTTAAAGCACTCTCAGTAGAAATATTTTCAATCTTTTCCCCTCTAACGAAAAGCGTTGCCGGTAATGAATCAATTCCCATGGAACTGAAATTCCTTCCGTAGTTTCGTTCAAATGCAAATTTATGGCGAGTTATTGTGTATCCGGTTAATTCGATGGAATGACCATCTGCAAGATCAAGGTTTTCCCACCGGTTATCGCGGATCACCATGTTTCCAAAACTCGTAGAACTGGCTTCAACCCTTGCTATATACTGACAATCGTGAATATCATTATTGATTACATTGATGTTATCTCCACATGCGCGCAGGTAAACGGCATTATGTTTTAAACCACTAAAACTTAAATTTCTGAACGAATTGCCTTCAATATAGATATCCTCTGGTCTGAAGTCTCCGTCATTTAAAACAAAAATACCATGATTCGCCAAATTGTGAAGAATGTTATTTTTTATCGTAACATTGCTTACTCCGCCAGTTATATATATTACCCCCATCGAGATACTTGTACTGAGCCTGATATTGTTCGATTCAAGAATGTTTCCCTCTATTTGAATATTCCGGTACTTATTGGTCCCGGATTCATACCCCTGGATATAAATGAACTTGGCAGCTTTGTTAACCGTATTCCCATCAGCATCATCAATCAAATAGTCGATTTTGCGGAAAATATTGTTTTTGATTACAATGTTTCCAAATTCCTGAACGTTGTATGTATTATACAGACCCTGGAAATCAGGGGCACGAAGCTCAATTCCCACCCTTCTTATATCCGACAATCCACTTAGAAGCGCATCATCGGGAAGGATCGCGAATTCATCAAAAATGTTATCCGAAATATTGGCATAGCTGACAGAACCAGTTATGCCTCTTTCAACTATTCGCTTAAAAAGATTGCCTTTGATAATGATATTCTTTGACCTAACCCCGTAATTCTGCGAAATACTCAAAGTCGCCGGGTGCAACCAAACTCCCCTGAGGCAATCCATAACGGTACAGTCCAAAATACTACCGGAAGACCCATTATAGCTTAGCCCTTCAAGCATAATCCCGTTTTTTGCAAACCGGATAGAGCAATTCGTAATGATAACAGAGTAATTGTGATCATTCTTGATGTTGTAATACGTACCTGTGCTTAATCCTGTACTGGCCTGGATTCCTACATTGCATTCATTAACCTGATCGCCATAAACAGCAGGGATAAACATTTTTTGTGAGGCGGCATTCAGATTCAGTTCGGAACCTATCACATGCAGATTGTCAAGAAGAATATGCCCCAAATCAAAATTATCCGTGTACTCAAAAGGAATGGTTCCGGTTGGGGGAGGCATAATATCAATCATATTTCCTCCGTGTAATCCACCTCCTGCTGCATATTTCAGAGAACGCATATAGGAAAAGAAAGAATTCTGAAATGTAACATTGTAACAGTCCCTTATCTCAATCCCGACATTTATAACCTTCCATAAATAAATATCTTTGATTTTGATATTTTTACAGCTCCGGATCCCAATGGCGTGGTTTCTTCTGTTTGTATTTGCATACCACCTGTTACTGTACGCCGTATATTTTTCAAGATTACCTCCATAATCAGGTGACTTAAGGTCATTATACCCCGTCAGATTAGAGAACTTAATGTTCCTAATTGTGATGTCCTCAATATTAATTCTGGATAATTCGTCAGCGGTTAAATCCCTGCTTCCATCGAGTGTTTTGGTTGGCCATTTGGAAGGATCCCAAACCTCATTAATGTAAGTAGTTGTCCCGAACTGGATCACATCAGGAGACATGAGGTTATTGTACCCATCCATTAGCATCGTCTTAAATCCGTTCCCAACTATACCAGTATGAGAATGATTTACATGAATCCGATAATCAACAACAAATACCCCATCATCAAGTTTTACGATCTTACCCCCAAACATTTGCGAAGCATAAAAAGCTGCGTATAAAGCAAGAGTATTATCCGTATAACCGGTTTGAAGTATATTATCCGTAATCACGCCATCTCCTTTAGCTCCAAACCAAGATGCCTGTATTTGGTCATTTGCAAGTTTACCAGCAAACGTAAAACTTGGAAAAAAAGGAGAATTTATCGAGTACTCGTTTCCTAAATTTTCCTCATTTATAGTCCCTAATAATCCCTTGAAAATATGGTTATCTGCAATGATATTTGTGTTCTGAAATGTTATTTTGTGTCCTTGCGGATATATTCCGGATTGTCTAAATTCAAGCGTGGTTTCTGGAGGGATAACAATATCTTCGTCCAAATCTATATCGGAATTGATGACATATTTCCCTTTTACATTAGCCGCAATAAGTGTTTTTAGTTTTGATAAAGAGTCGCAGATAAAGCCATTATAGTTACTATCTTTCAACCCTATTGTTAGGTTAGATTTAGTCTCTAAATTGACACTATCTGACAATTTTCTTACAACGAACGCGGCTCCGTCCCATACAGGCGTATCACCCTCTGCCAGCAAGGATGGGTCAACGCCAAGCATTGTTTGAAGGTCTCCTTTGGATAAAAATTCCCAATCGCTTTCCTCTGTATTCCACCAAACAAATGTTTGTTTCGATACTACAAAGGCATACCACCCGTATTCGCCGCCCTGTGGATATTTTAGCCACAATTCTTCAATGGTTGTAACAGGATCTTTCAGGTACCTTAAAACAGGTATATTATTAAGGGCTTTTGCCAAATCATATCCTATAGTCGTATCGGTCATATCATCTAATTATTTCAGTTGCTTTTAACTCCAAAACTTTAGCTATTTCGGATTTTTCAAATATGATGAACACCTGACTTGCGCACAGATAGGCAAGCGGTGCAATTAGTTTCTCATTCAGGATTGTTTCATCGCTCAGAGGTTGGATAAGCGGAATGTAGATTGCCTCTTCCACCTGATGAACTTTGCCTTTTGGCAGAGAATAGTATTCCAACGCATCTTTCATCTTCGTTACAAAATTGTCTCCTTCGCGTGTGAGTACGGGCTTGATTGTCCGGATGACAACCGGCCTTATATGGTTTCCACGGGTATATTCATTCGCCTGGACAGAGGCAATCGGATCAGAAAACAAATATGCTGTTTCGACCCTTTTTTGCCATCCTTTCATCTTAAAGGAAAACAGCAAATAGAAGTCAGCCGGCAGCAGGATGAACCCGGTCCCGGTACTGATATCATATGTCAGCTTGCTTGCCGAAAAATCCCGTGATTCAAAGTAGACTTTAGGGAATAACGCTGTGGCTTTTCGCCATGCATCGACAAATACGCTTTCGATATGCTTCTCAACTTTAGTTGCATCCGAATTAAAAAATGCACCGGATGAAATATCATCCCATCCCAGTTCATTCATGATTTGCATTGTGCGCGATATGAAGTCTGCCTTTGTCATTTCTTTTTATGAAAAAAGGCTGCCGGTAACCCGGTACCAACAGCCTTTTTCGGTTAAGTTTTAGAAAACATCAAACTTTTAAGTTTGGAAATATGATATTCAGCTCTGCGGCTTTTTTGAGAATATTATCCGGAGTATTAAGGCTTTGATGAGCTACCTTATAAGGATCTGCGCGCAAATATTCCTTTGCTTCCTGGATATTGGTAATCTCAGGAACTTCTGTCGTCCCTCCAGGGGCAGGTGTTTTTTCCTTTTCAGCTTTTTTTGCCTCTCCGAATGTTTCTGCCAGGACAACAAATCCGGCTTTAAAACGCTTATTGGTTTCAAGCGCTGTTTGAATCTTTTCGTCCGAGGTGATAAACTCACTTCTCGGTCCGATAAGTTCAATAAACATTTCTTTACCTCCAACTTCTATGGGAAATACAAGCTGTACTCCCGTAGAAGATCTATATCTTTTTGTAGCCATTATGCCACTTTGTTAAAGTAAACACGAACGTGCGCTTTCGGATTCTTAAGAACCAATCCGCAAGGCTCAATCAGACCCCGGCCATCAGAGTCGGACTGCCCGGATTTACGGAAGTCGAAGTTGTTAACCTTCCAGCCCATTGTCCATTTACGCAGGAAGTCGGCGTCAAGAACAAACCCGCAGGCAGACATTCCGATATCGTCCAAAGATTGGTCGTGAGCGATAAGCAGCATCCCGAATTTTGACACGATAGAACTGAATTCAAGCCCGTGAGCCTTCTGCCTCTCGCCAACATACACGATCCTGTTATACTCAACCTGTTCCAGCTTTTCGAGCAGATCGCTCCCGACGATGAATACCTTTTTCTTCCCCGAAGCATTCCCTGTAAAACTGGTCTTCATAAACGTTACCATCTTATTGATAGTCACAGTACCGTCGAAGTCAAATTCTTTTCCGGCCTGTGTCCATATCCCTTCAGTAAAGTAAACATCTTCATCCTTTTTATTGTGCTTGTTGGTAACCTTGATACGTCCTTTTTTGCCCTTCCAATACGACACATTCTGAACACGTTTCATATCAAAAACAGCTTCTTCCTCTGCATCGGTAAACTCCCAGTCTGTCTCCTTATCTGCACGTTTAAAGATTTCAGACATTTCAACCTGGGCCATGAACTTCTGCAGGTACTGCGTAAAGTCTGTCGGAACTCCGGAATAAGGATCAGTCTGGATCTGGGTTTCAGATCCGGCCCTGCCACCCCTAAGTAAAACGGTATTCAGTGCAATGGCCGGTATTGTCATACCATCAGCGCCCGTCCCGTTGACTGCTGTAACCAGCGGCTTCTTTGCGGCGTCGTGACCTGTAACATACAGCATCAGATCGTGGTCGGGATCAACCGTAACATGATCATCTTTATAGCCTGAAACACCTAAACATATAATGGTTTGCTCACTGGCAAAGACCTTGTTATTTGATGTGGTCAGCGCTGTCTGGGAATCACCGCCGGCATAAGCGGCGGTAAGTGTGGCAGTCATATCAATTACATCGATCGCGTAATGCCGCACAGTCTGGTTGTCGCTGGTTTTAACATCTCCGGTATGCCGCGAAATCGTATCCAATACGACGTCATGAGGCCGTATTTTGGTAACCTTTTTATCAATAGTATCAAGAAGTAAATCCGGCGAATTGGTCCTGGTTTCCGTTGCAGTAACCATGGCGTCAGTTTCAACAGCACCACCACCGGCAGGAAGAATGGCCTCGGCCGTAAGCATACCGCCGTCACTTACTCCGAAAAAGGAGCAAAGCAGCATGAATACAAATAACAGCAATCCACTGTCTTTAAGTTTCTTAAACAGATCTTTCATTTTAGTCAATTTATTATTAAACATCTTTTAATTCATCAAAAAAGCTTTTGTTCTTTTTCATTTGTCCCGGTTTATTCCTCCCCGCACCGGAGGAATTCCCCAGGTCAGGAACAGGGGCGCTTTCCGTTTTCTCCTTCATTTTGGCCTCGATCTTTTGGTTCTTTCCCTCAATCATCCCGGTTTGTGCGGCCTCCTGCACATCTTTGTCATAGCTTAGTCCCTTATGGGCCAAATCAATGAGGTTGTCGGGAATATCTCCCATCAGGATGCTTTCAGCCATCTGCACAACGGCATTGTGTACCTGGTCCAATTGATCTTCAGTCAGGGAATTGTCTTTCCCGTATTTTTCAAGCCGTTCCTGGTATTTGGCAATATTTTCCATGGCCTGAGCCTGCAATTTTTCGCTTTCAGCCAACCGGCTCAGGTTTTCCTGATACCCCGTCTCAAAGTCGTTAAGAGCTTCCCCTTCCAGGTCGAAGGGTTCTTTCCCGTAAACATTGGCAACAGCGTAGGGAAGTGATTTGGGTTCATCTCCAAGAAGAATGGAAATTACAGCAGCCAGTTTCGGATCTTTGGCGATCCGGTCCGCCAGCCTGGTATTGGCATCGCTTAATGATTTATGCCTTCCTTCAAGGTCCGAGTATCGTTCGTGGGCAAATCCCAAAAGATTGTCATCGTCCGGATCATCCTGCATATCAGGGTTGGCCGATTTGTACATTCCCAGGATAGCTGCACGCCCCTTCGGGGGGTCATTTGTCATTTCTTTTTCAATATCAGCCATGATAAATTTTTTAATTACTCACAGCAAAAAAAAGAAATCACAACTCCTTTGTAAGTCATTGGTGCGAAAACAGCTACCCATGTCGAAAAGTGCCGTTTCCAATGTCGAAAACAAACACCCCCATCACCCGAAAGAAAACTTTGCGTCCCTGTAATTTTGTGAACATGAGATTATTCTACGAAGAAGAACGAAACGAAGATTTCTTTAACGTATGTGAGTCGATACGCAAAGAATCGGGGTCTTACATATCTGTTTCTGATATTGTAAAAAAGGCCATCCATCATCCCGCAAAGTCATTCTACCTTTCTGCCCGTGCCTGTTATGTGATCATTCGAAGGGCCAGGCATGCCAGACCAAGATTAGATGCAAAGTATGACCTTTACACCGAGATTTATACCCGGCATATCGAGCTGTCAAAAGAGAATCCACAAATGGCTGTTTCTCAAATAGCAAGGATCATTTCAGAACAAAGCGCCCCGCGGTTTTACATATCAGCTCCCCGGGCCATGAATCTGTACTATCAACTCCTTAAAAAGCCGAGCCTTGTATGAAATATGTATTCGTACTTGTATTTATCCTGGTATATGTCTTCTTTGGGAGCGAGCTGGGATACACAAACACATCGCCATTTTATACTCATATCACCTACTTGTTTCAGCATGCAGGTTTAATTCACTTAATGGTCAACTCGCTGGCTTTTGTGGGAATCTTCCGTGCCACGGAACGACTAATCAGTAAATGGATCCTTATTTTAGCTTCCTTGACCGGAGGATTTCTGTTATCATTTCTTGCAGCTGATGATCTTCCAACCGTTGGCGCCTCCGGCATGATCTATATGATGACCGGGCTGTATGTTGGCATAACAGCTTTCAGTAACGGGATTAAGATTTTAAACTTAAGAAAGTACGTGATATTCCTGACAACAGTGGTTATCGCCTTAACCGTCAGCTCTCTTAGTAAAACCAGCAATCATATCCTTCACTCACTGTCTTTTTTGACGGGAATATTTATCTACGCATGCTGTCGATTAATAAAGGAAATGAGATTTCCCGATGGTAGAAGAATTTTTAAATAAAGAATATGCCCTAACCGGCTGGCCGTTCTTTCGCCTGGTAGAGGTACTGAACAAGTTTGGAGAACCCGGGCGAAACGAACTAAACCAGCTGGCCAGGGAAAGGAAAGTAAGGAGTAGGGGAGGAATGAACGGAAAACTGATTGAACTACTAAAATGATAATCATCCGGAACAGCCGCAGCATCTCAAACGAATGACTTCAAGATAAAAAGCCAGGTAACCCCTGGCTTTCTTCTTACCAATATCCTGTCCATCTTCGTATTCGGCCAACCCGTACACTGAGTAAAGCCTTTACCTCAGTTAGCACCTTACCAGCCCGTTCGAAAAAGGTAGCTGCGTCACCGGGCAATTTGGTTTCCAACCAGCGATACATGATATATGAAATCAGGAATTGCCTGATCTTGATATCAACCGGTTTAACCAGGTGAAAATTGAAGTCATCGGGCATAATCAGGCTAAAGGTATAATCCCGGTTCTTGGAAAAATCCTGCGTTTCAAAATATTCAGGTTCAACGGGAATTTCCTTCATGTAGGCAGACAGGGCCGGAGTCACTTCGGCCTGCGCGTCGAAGAACAGTTCCCGGAATTTTGGCAGATATGCTTCATCAAAGACCATCTGTTCAAACAAACTGTTTCCGTCCTTGTCTGCTTTCCGTATAGCCAAATGGGAGGCTTCCTGTTTTACGCCCTGGAAGATATTATCGTGCGAGTAAATAAACGTTACCGGTTTCATATTAAGCGGCTTTTCTGGTTAACATCTGCTGAACGATCGGGCTTGTACCCTGCATAACTTGCTGCCCGATATCCTGCGGCACGACCTGTCCGCCTTCAGGAGCTACATTGCCGGCACCTATCTGACCGCCGCGCGCCTTGATCGACTGCAGCAACTTATCGGCAAACGGGAAAGCCCCGTTTTGAAGTACTTCTTCCAGGGATATTTGGCCGGTATTGTATATCTGCATCAAAAAGTCATTCATAACCATCCGATAGGCAGGGGTAGAAGTACTTTCTGTTATCGAAAGATCGAATTCGGCATTCCGGACCTTTTGCGGATTATACACCATCCTTTTGCCCTGTGCACTGTTCCCGCTGATATTAATATACCGTGGCTCGGTATAGAACTGCTGGATCAGCTTCATATTCTTCATATCCCGTTCTTCCCTTAATTCCCGGAATGCTTCAAATATTTCGGTAAGGGATGTTGATGAATTCTGCGTTTGCTGCATATAAAGAGATGCTGGCGTTCCTGCTTTGGGCGCCTGCCCTTGCAGCGCTCCCTGTACTCCGGATATGTCCTCGAGTAGTTTAAGCTGGATCGAGAGCATATCCGTTATTCCTAACTGCGATACGTTGGAAACAATTTGCTGTGGCAACGGGACGCCTGGCTTTGCCTTAAAGAGGATAACACCGTTATACCTGGCCCATTCGCTGGCATATCGCTCTATGGGCCACCCGTCAGGCAGGTCATCCGGGACGGCCAGTACACCTTTGGCAGATGATCGGATAACAAAGTCCTGTAAAGTGATCAGCCGGTTAATGTAACGGTTCTGATCAATAAAGTCGCTGACAAACGGGAAAACCTGACCATCATAGAAGGGGTACACCTTAAATGAATATGGGTGTGATTCATGCCAGAAAGGTGTTTCTCCTTCATCCAGAACATCGCCCTGCGGCGACATGTAATAGTAATACCAGTAGTTATCGATAAACCAAACGAATTTTATCAGCTTCATATCTTTGGGCGCAATTCCCTGGGCTGCCTGATCTGCCTTGCGGATTTTATTCTCTTGGGTTAATTTGCGCTCATCTTCCAGTTCAGCTTTGTAGAACTCTCCGGTCAAAGCATCATGGACCAACAGCCTTTCTTTGCTTTCTTTCTTCCATATTTCGATCACCCGACACCTGGTCTCATCGGTGGGGATAAAGAAATCCAAATGATTCCTTAGGTTTTCCCTCAGGTTATCCACATAGGCGATTGTCCGCTCCCTGTTGCAACCGGCATAGATCCTTCGTATTTCTTCTGCTTTTTCACGCGAGCCGTGTGAGAATTGCGCCATCACGTCATACAGGCCCACGTCGTGTATTTCACCGATCAAATGGCAGTCCCAATGGCGGGGATCCTGCATATGGTTGTCAAAAAACAACCTGTTCGGATTAACCAGGTTATCCCAAACATCCATGGAGCCGTTCCTCCACCCCCATGTGCTTTTAAAAGCGCCAACGCCGGTAACGATAAAATACAAAAGGCAATTGCTATCCAATCCCCACAACTTGTTACGCTGGTAAACGTACTGGAGGGTAGCGGACATCATTTCCCCGTCAGACTGCTCATCCCGGTCTCTGGCCGTACACACCGGTTCAGTCTGCATACTTTGAAAAACACCAATAACGGACCGGGCAATTCCGCGGATCCTGTTATTTTGAAGCGGTATACTGCCCTGATTCAATATATTCCGGCGTTCGGTTATCGATCCCGGACCGTCCGGATTAGGAATCCGGTCTCCCCATTGATCCGAAAAGGTGTACATTTTGTTTCTTTCGGCCATTTTCCTGAAAGAGTCGAGCCCCGTCCATGCAGTAAAGGCGTCCATTAAAACAATATTGTTTTTCCTGGTATCCCCGCTTTTTGCCGTGTCAATCTTCTCCCTGTCCTTTTTCTCTTTAGGGAAATACTTTGCAGCCAGCTTAACGTTTGCCTTGATCATGATTATTCTGTTTGGTTGTTAATACTGATTACCTCTTTTTTTAAGTTTGAGATTACTTTTTCAAGTTCCTTCTGGTCCTGTCCGTTCAGCTCTTTGAGATAGCTTTCATATCGTTTGATCGATTTAATAATAGGGTCTGTCCGTTTTAATCTTTCCACATCAGACCCCATACTTTTTATCTTGTCAGAGAACCCGCCAAGGCTTAATTCTCCGGATGCAGCCTGATCGCGGTACCCCTTTATCTTTCTGTCCACTTCCTGCATTTGGCCGGATACCTTGTAATATTTAGAATTCAATCCATTACCTGACACCTGCAGGTCATCAGAAGAAGTATAGAAAGTGCGCAGGGGAGTTTCCCTTGCCTTTAACTCAAATTCTCCGGTTTGTGTCCAGTCGTAGGTTTTACTTGCGATATCCAGTCCTTGTTGGGCCACATTGTAAAGCCCGCCGAAGTATCCTCTCATGATATGATTCAGCTTATCGGGGTTAAAACTGACCAGTCCTTTTTCCACCCCGTCACCTCCGGTAGCCCGGTCCAAATCGGCAGCAATCCGAACCAGGAAAGAAGGCGCGTATGGTTCGCCCCGTTTGTTTGTTCTTACCTTTAAATAACCCGGTTTATTCGGATCAGCCCATTCATTCCATATCCTGCCGCCCATGAAGTTTTTGTTTTCGGCAAGGTTGGCAAAGGGACGAAATACATCCGGAAGCAGGTTTGACCAGGATTCTATTTCCAGTGATCCCATTGGATTGGCCGGAATAAGATCGGCAAATCCAAGCGACACATCAAGAATCGATTGTGCCACATCCTTTTGCCCGAATGCAGACTGATAAATCTCATCACCCATTTTATTGAATACCCGCAATTCGTGAGGTAACGGGATCTTAATAAAACCTTTACCGGTGTATATGCAAAGGTTATTCTGGCGTTCCCAGTCACTCAGTTTCAAGTATTCATCCAGTCCGTCATCACCGCCGAGAAGAGAAGCTACCATGGGCATCAAAAAGCCGGTCATGGCATAAGATGAAACAAGGAGCGCTGTCTTACCGGGATTCTTCCCGGCTACTTTGGTAAAATTTGACAAAGCCTGAATCCCTGCATTGACAAACAGATAAAGGGGCCTGATCCATTGGGATCCGTAGCCTCCGGCACCTGAGCGGTTAAAGTTTACTGTAACTTCCTTCGCATCGGAAACCGACCGGACAATACCCCGGCCCTGTTCCCGGGAGGTGATATAAACCGATAACCGGGATAAGTTCTCCGCGAACTCATTAAAAGAGCCAATCGTATCAATCAGGTATCTAAAGACATTCTTTTTGTCGCCTTTCTTCAGTTCCCGCTCAATCTTCTTTTGGATTGTCTGAAGTTCTACCAGGTGAGAAAATCCGGTCTTTGCCCCGTTCATGATATATTCCACCATAAACCGGTCCTCGGCTTTACTCAGGTCCGCTTTGCCTCTTAAATATCGCTGCAACGCCCCGGCTGATTTCAGAATGTTTCGCTGGAATTGTAATGCATACAGCGCATTTTCCTTCACAGAAAGGATGGACGAGGCAAAAATATAGTCACGGGAAAAGTTAGATAAAACAAAGACCGGGTTCCTCGTGGTAAAATTGGCCGCCATCCATTTCGATCTTTTAGCAAGCCATTGAAGATCCTTGTGCAGATCTTTGGAATTCATGCCGGTAATAGCCCTGGACACAGCAGGATTGGCGTTAATGTAAACAACGTGTTCAACGCCATTCTGGTAAACATGAACCTCGTGTTGCTCCGCCTGTGAAGGTTTAATAAACAGTCCGCCGATATTCAGCTTTGCTCCGCTTTGGAATGCAAGACCCTGTTCGGCCAGTTTTTTCATCTGCTCTTCGAATTCCTCAATATTCTCTCTGAATGTTTGGGCATCATCCGAGTAAGCGGGAGACCGGGATTCAAAAACGGGTTTCCCTTCGTTGTTAACCCCGGCCTGTACATACCATGTTTTGCTTGCCTTTAACAATCCTGTTTTGTCCTTACCGGCCAGTCTTAACAGCGTTTGGTTGAGCAAATTCCTGTTGGAGGAAGTAACTGCGCTTTGAGCCATTTGACTGATAAAGGCAAACGGGCTTTCAGACCTTGTTTTTCTTCCCCTTGCCACAAGTAAAGGAGCAGAAAAGTAGGTCCCCATATCAGGACTGTAATCCCACCTGTCCTCCGCCGTTTCTGCATCGTGACCGCGAAGGGGAATGTAATACCGGTAACGGGCAATAAGTTCGTCATAGGTTTTCTTGTCAATCAATCCGCCTTCAAGCTGCTTTTTTAGTGCAAACGATGTGGCCTCTTTGACTTTGCCCCAGAAATTATCAAGAAGTTTTTGGCTGCCTGTCTTGGCCTCGAAATCGCTTATGAATTCTTCGGCTGACATCTCTACCTCTTCCTGGACTGCGGTGATCCCGGAAAAGTCATCCGGGAGACGATCTTCAAACTTTGTAATCTGGTCATAGGTTGCATCAGGGTTGGCAGCCATGAAATCATCAATGGCTTTTTGCCGCATCCATTCGTTGCGTTCCAGCCCGTGTTTGAGAATCGCATAGTTCTCTATGCTCCTGTAACTGGCTCCATTGTCTTCCAGGTCACGGATTGCATCATTAAGCGGCACATGAAAGCTCCTGTCATACTGGTTTAGCTGTGCATCTATTTTACCGTTGATGTGGGTCGCCTGCAGGTAATAGTCGTTATATTCGGGAATCTCAGTTCCTTTTTCACGGAGAAGGTCCAGAAATCTTTTTACGGCCAAATGGCGGTCTTCCCATGCTTCCCGGATACGAAACCTTAAATTTTTAAGCCTTTTGTCCAACTCAATACGGGCCTGCTCAGTTGTTCCGGGTTGATTTTTATTTGATGTGGATCCGCTGGATTTTGAGTATCCTGCTTTCTGTTCTTCTAAGATATCGAAGAATTCTGAATCAATGGCTCCCTCATTTTCAACTGATTTAATCTGCGAAGGATCAAAGACGGCATATTCCGAACCACCCTCATTCAAACCAGCTATCACTCCATCATAGCCGTAGGCGGCTAACTTACTCAATGGCTTAGGTAATCCGGCCTTTATAAGCTGCCTGTTCTTTACTTTGGACCATTCAATAACCTGTTCCCAAGAAAGCAATCCATCCTCTTTTGACAGAATTTCAGCCATTTCCGGGGTCATATTCCGAAGATCAAACGGGTTCATCATTCTCAGGTAAACAGGATAGACCTGCCCCTTTTTACCCTTTATATCTTTAAATGGAACATTCGTCGAAAGGCGCTCATAAGAAAAATCATCCGCTAATTTTTCGTTGTCGGTGAAAAAAACTGCACCTCTTTCTCCCTGAACATTCTGCCCTGATTTATTAAGGTCAAAAGTCTGGATGCCTTTTACCGGACTGCCGTGGTATACAACTAATGGTCTTCCTTGGCCATCAATCACTTTTGATGACCTTACTTGTAAAAGATCAAGTAATTTTTTATCTTTGTATTCGGTAGTAGGCTTAGTGCCGGGCGTTGTGCCAAAACCGTTATAAACTGCTTGATTAAACCCGGGAGTTGTTATTCCGGAAAGTGAATCAAGCAGTTTTCTTTTTTCTATCTGCGTCAACTTGTGGTCGTAATAACGGTTCCCTTTCGTGTCAATTGCAATGCTTGAACGAACAGTATAGTCAACATTACTAATCTTTAACCCAGAAACATAATAATCGTATCGCGCAACATCGGGATTTTTTTCCTTATTATCGTTCTCTCTACTGTCGATATAAATTCCATTTTCGATTATCTGCGGAATAGCGGCAATCGACTGTAGATGTTCAACATCTTTATAATCATGTTGCAGTACTTCATTTATTCCTCCGTTCCTTCTTCCGCGTTGCAACATAACAGTTGCGCCGGTATCTTTATTTATATATTCTCCTTGGAGTTTCTTCCCATATTCCAGCGCGTTCTTCTTATACTCTTTCAGATCATCACTTGGAGTGATTTCATTACCCGTAATTTCAATGGGTTTTGAATTTCTTAACTTCTCGATGCGTTTTGCTTTATCAAAATCAGAGAACCACCGCCAGAAATTTCTGATCCCCGACTCCGTGGGGTGAATTGTCTTTCCTTCACTGTTTTTTGCAGGCCGGTCAATCCCGTCAACTGTGATTCTGCCCAAAGGCCTGTATTCCCCTTCCGGTTCCATTAGTCCTTCATCGACCATAGACTCATGGTTCAGATCTGATTTTACAAAAACATAATCCAACAGGGACACATCCAGGTTCTCAAGATTGGTTTTTAGAGATCTGATACCAATCCGGAAATTTTGTAACTCCTGAGCATCATACTTTGATTTTGTATCAGGAATTTTTCCGGTTAGTATAATGCCTTTTGCCCCGAAACGCCCGGCATAGGCCTGTAATTCCTTAATGAGATTTTCAACGCTTTCTTTTGACGAAAAATCCGTGGAAGAAATATGAAGATAAGCCACAATGTTATTGCTTCTGCTCAATAACAGTACGGATTGCTTATCCTTTGCGGAAAACCGCTGTGCTGTTACAAACTTTGCCACATCAGCGGAACCTGTAACCTGTACCGGCAGTACTGTGTTTTCTCTGAATACCTGTTTGTCAAATTTCAAAACACGGTAATTCCGGGCATTTTCAACATCTATTGGACGGTCTGATATCTCATAGTCATATCTGGTCGTAAAGCTGGCATATTGCCCTGAAGTAGTATTGATGATGATATGTTCTCCGATCAGGTCTTGGCCAAAAGCGTCACGGGCTTTTTGATGCATCCTTATATCTGCCTCTGAATACTGAAGGTTTCCGGAGGGATGATTGTGCAAAAGATAAACCTTTTTCGGCTTAAAGCGGTGAATTGCATCGGACAGGATACCAAAATCAATCACCGTTCCGGCACGGCCTCCCATGGAAAGATGCAGAATAGTAGGTTTTCCCTTTTCGTCAATCAGGGCTGCAAACATATTTTCCACCGACTTATTTTCAAGCTGCCTGAAAAGGTAGGCAACATCATCGGTGCTTTCAATTTTGTTCCGGCCGTCGAATACAAAATTTTTATCCGCGGTGTATTTCATCTCTACAGATGAAATTTCGCCTGGCCTTAATTTTCTAAGACTTGGGGATTGTCTTTGATTATCTTTCCGTTGTAGGTCACCGGTGCCTGTCCTGTCGTAGTCACCAAATTGGAGGGTATATTGTATTTCTTGCCCTTCTTTGGTTTTATACGTTTGCGCTCTTTCATCTATCTGGTTTTCCTCAAAGTTATTATTTTCTTTTTGTATTTTAACTAGATCTGACATGCCTTTATACTCCGAAAACGGTTTCCTCTGTCTGGCACCGTCATACAGCCATTCCCGGAATTTCTCAACCGGCACTTCGGTAATTGTTCTGAATCCGGTCCAACCGGGTTCATAGTTTGACATGTATGCATCTTTCGCTTGCTGGGCGGTATCAAACGCTAACATGACTTTGCTCTCGTCAAATTCGCCTGTGTATGGGTTGTTCTGGTCAACAACTAAGATTCTTTTGGAAGTTGGATTATCGCCTAAAAAAACGTCTATCTGATCTCCGTCCTTTCCTTCAGTACGTTTGAAATAGCCGTATGAATTCTGCATGGTATGCTCCCATGCCCGGCCATCTTCATCTACTCCTGAACGAACGGATCCTTTGGGGTTTTCGATGGTGATATCAAAACCCTGGGTCCTGACATGGCCCTTCTTATAATTACCGGCTTCTTTCTGCGCTTCAGAGGGATTTGTATTGACCTTTGCTTCTTCCTGCCTGATTTTATCATTCTCTATCACCCGGTTAGCTAAAGCAAGGAAATCACCATTAAAACCAGATGTCACCTGGTTTGCGGTAGTCTGTGTCCCTTTTTCTTCCAATCCTTCGCTGACTCCCTTCCTTTGTTCTTCCTCTGGGGTATTTTCTCCCTGTTCGACTGAATCAATTTCTCCGGCTGGTTCAACAGGTTTTTCATCTTCTGAAATGCTGTCGGTTACTTGTTCCGGTACTTCTCCTTCAACATTTTCAGATTCCTGTGGTTGCGAAGTTTCAGGTACGCTTTCACTTGTGCCGGACTGGGCATTGGGTTGTTCTGTACCTGTGGTTTGTCGCTGGGTGTTTTCATATCCTTCAAATATTAGGTTTTCAAATTGGCTGAGTATTTCAGGGGATAACTGATCTTGTTCGATATTTAGGGCAACATCTTCAGGAATGAGCACAGCTGCGTTATTATCGGCTTCACTCATATCGCTGTTGATCATGGATACATATTCATCGATCGGGACCTCCATTCCGGGAAATCCGGTCTTCCGGTCACCTTTAATCCGCACGATGCCTGAGGTATGAATTTTCTCAATTTCATCAAGAAGCTGGTTGGAAAGAACTGTTTTCTTTCCCGCCTGGACATCCAAAATAGCCTGGTTAATCTCTTTGGGCTGCATGGTGCCGATTTCTACTCCTTCAACGTTCAACGGGAGCAATAAAGAACCGGCCAACTTTTGAACCGGCTCATCGTAGTCAGATAATGAGCGGTGAGACTGAATTTCATCATTGGACAATCTGTCCGCATTCCTGCGGATTTCAGTACCGTTTCTAAAGATCCGGACACCGTTGCCGTTTTCATACTTTACGTAGTAGCCTAATTCAGAAGCAAGCTGCATCATGGAGGCTGTATTGATACGCCTTCTTTCTGCGGGTGAAATCTGGTTGTATGACTGCATCATCGAGACAAGCTTGTCATGCTTCCGGTTAATTTCAGCCTGAGCCTGGTCATCCCGTTCCCGGAATTCGGCCAGCTTTGCATTGTAAGCTTGCTGCATCTGCGGATCGTTCCCGATCTTCAGTTCCTCTAATTGTTCCTGTGTTCCGGCCATGTCAATTCTGGCCAATGCCCGGTCCCGGGAAACTTCTGTTTTTCCGATCCGGTAGGTAGTTTTTGGCGCAGGAAATTTCTTTTCGATCATGGCATCGATATCCGGATCATTTCTGTAGGTCAGTCCGGCCAGATCCTCTTTACTTTGCGCATCTTCGATAACTCCGTGGACATAGTCTTTTGAAACATCCTTCCCGTTGAAGGAATAAGACGGCTTTGTTTCCGCTTCAGCTTCGGCCTTCAATCCGGGATCTACCTCACTTTTTGACAAGTTGTTGTCTCCGCCCGTTGGCTGTGTAGCATTTTGATTATTTTTACGCCTTATCTGAATGCTTTTCACGACAGTTTGTAAAGTAGGATCCTGAAACGGGTTTGCCGGGGGCACTTCGATTTGTTCTTTCCCGGCAACTACTTCCCACTTCTTATTATCCTTGAATTCTTTTTCGAGCTTCTCCAAAGCGCTATCGGCATCAAGTTTTTCAGATGGAACAAAGGTGAAGGAACCGTCATCATTCTGTTTGAAATCAAAAGAATCTTTCCCCAGCCGGATAGCCTTTATGGGCGGTGCAGACATAGGCTGCCCGTGTGTCTGAGTTGCCTGCTCTGCTTTCCTTTGCTCTGTCAGCCCTAAAATTTTCTCAATAGGGATGCCCTCCCCGTCAATGATTACCAAACCCTGAGGCCTGACCCCGTGAGCATCGTCCACGGTCCCGGTTCTCTCGTTGCCCTGATCATCCATGTAGTCGACAACGGATCCATTCTCAACACCCTGTATGTTGTCCTGATCGACAATTTGCCTGGGTTCAATGGTTACCTGCTGGCCGGTCTGGGCATCGGTGACAACATACATTCCCTGATCATCGACAGCTGTAATCTGACCTGTAAATGTGATCCCGTTGCCCATATCAGCCGTGACGGTTTCATTCACTTCGTATGGACGTACTGCGGCGTTTTCCTGCTCTGCCCTGAATTCATCCTGAATAGTCTGACCTGCGTAGTTCAGGGCATCCGGAAGGGGCATATTTTCTGCTATTTCTTCAACGAAATCAATGGAGGTGACTTTCTTGTTTCCCTGTTCATCAATGTAGAAGATTTGCTTGTCAGAGTTTTCCCGGTCTATACTTCCGTCCTGTCTGGTCACAATACGACCGCCGGTAATACGGACAGGCTGTTCACCGCCCTGGACGATAGCGGAAACAACTGCGCCCATATCAGGATTGGCTGATTCACGGATAGCCTGCTGGACCTGCTGCATCCGGGTATTAACCTGATCCTGTATGCTGATTTCAGGAACAGTCGGCATATCCGTTTGCCTTTTCCCAGTGAAGCGATTGGCTATTACGCCAGGTAGTGCGGCTACTGAAAACTGAGCACCACCACCAGCGCCGTAAACGAACGATTCTCCGGTACCTTCAAAGGGTTTAAAGTCGGTTCTGGCTCCTGTCAAATAGTCGATGGTATTCTCGGCAACTTTGTTGGCCACTTCCTCGTTTCCTTCTGCGATAGGTGCGAGTAGAAGACCATAACGGTCAAACATCCCGTCCATCCACTTCTTAACGCCTTTTTTAACGATGTCGCCCGTTGCTTTCCCTCCAAGTTTGGCGTATGTGCGGCCTAACCAACCAAAAATTGGGATCGATCCCAGGAGTTCGCTGCCAGCTTCGGCCGCCCCGCTTAAAAATGCATTGGAAACCTTGGCCAGTTCCCCCATGGACATATTGCTCCTGTAATCCTGCCACTCCTTCGATGATGCAAAAGCTGATGGCTTTTCAGTGTCCGATAGGTCCTCATATTTCTGCCCGGTAGAAGCCGCACCAATAACCGATAAACCTACACCCGGATTAACGCCGGCCATTATCGACATTGGGAGGCTCTTAACTCCTTCCAGCATGATATGGCCAATAGCCCCGCTCTTGTCCCCTGCCTTCCATAAATCGGCAAAATCTTTACCCCCGTATCGGTCAGCTTTACCGGCTAGCTTTTCCTGTACTCCCTTCAGTGCGTCAGCGGTCATCTCTACATTCAAAGTATTCGCAGCAGAAGCGGCCATTAGCTTCGAGAAGGCGTATTTCTCTTCCGGGTTCATCCCCTCTTTATTTGCTATGGTATTGGCATAAACCTTTACGGGAAGATTAGCAAATCGGGTGATACCTTCGCCTGCCCACGCTGTGCCTTCCCCCAGCTTCTCTACTGCATCACCGGCCCATGTGTTCCAGAACCCTTTTTCACGGGGTACATTGGGTTGCTCTGCCTTCAATCGATCAAAATTCTGCATCGCGGTCGCAACCGTATCTTCAGCTTTCAATGAAGGAGAAAATGAAGATTGGGAAGGAGTAAAAGATAATCCCTCGTTTGCAGGAACCGGAACAGGGGGAAGGTTAATCTTTTTCTTTTCAAAAGGCTTTGCATCTTTCCTTGCCTGCAGAAAAGCATTCACCCGGTTATCAGGTATATCGTATATTTTCCCTTTGCTTGTATAAAGTGGCATAACTTATATTTAGAATTCAGAAACTTCAAATTCATCCCATTCATCACTTTCATCATTTCTCACCGGTCCACGGTAGGCAGGACGCGATGAAGCGGAAAGATCAAACTGTTGCGAATCCGCGGGAGCGCCTGCATCATACAGTTCTTTCACATAGGCGGCAGCGATATCCTGATTGGGTTTATAGCGATAAGATCCGGAACCTGTAAGGTCAGGCCTTTGCAGGACCAATTGAGGGTGTCTTTGTAGAAAAGCAGGATCATTGAGCGCTTGTCTGGCGTAAGCATCGATTTGCCCTTCCGACATCGTTAGGGATCGGATAGGATTTCCAAACTGATCGGTTTGTGCCTCCGGGTCACTTGCGTTTGCGGGAATGATCATTTGATAATTCCCTGTTGTCCCTTGTTTTGCTATATATGCAAGCGTCCTGTTTTGTGCATCCTGAACCCTGGCCCATCCCTGCGCTTGTGTTACGGCATCGTTCTCTCTTTTTGCTTTCTGTGAAGTCTCAAAGTTTTTTTGGTTCTGGTCAAACTTCGTTTCCCAGTTCTTTTGAGCCATGTCCGCTTTTGCTTTTGATTGCAGAGAGGTTTGGATCCCTTTCCTGTTTGTGTCATAGTCATTGAGTCCACGAACAAAATCTCTCATTCTCGCGTCATACAAGCCCTGGTCATATTCTGCAGATCTTTGCGTATAGAGGTTTCTCAGCTGATCAACCCTGTCCGATAACTGACCGGACGCTGTCTGACCGTAATCCCTTTCCCTGACATGCGCTCCTTTTCCGGCTGCCCACATTTGCCCCAGCATTCCCAGGGCATCACCTATACCGGCAATAGTCTGTGCGTTTTGTACCTTCTTTTCGTCAGGAGCGGAAGGCTGTTTGGCTGAAAGCTTATAAATGTTCTCAAGAACACTTTTATTGGAGTCAGGATCATAAGGAGCGTATGCGGACCTGATAGCGTCCGGGGAGAAGCCTATTTTCTGCAGGTACTCAAAATCCCCTGTTGAGATCGGTAAATCGTGGTATTGGACCGACCTGGCCGGGATCGGATTGACCGGTTTCGTATTTTTCAGGATATCATCAATCAATGCCATGCCTTATTTCCCTAATAGTTGATTTGCCAATGAAGCTGCTGAATTGGAAAACAGGTTAAATCCTGAGTTCATGAGATTCTCACCGCTTTGCGCGCTCCCTTCCATCATCCCCATCCGCTGATTGGCGATGTCAGCCCTGCGGTTCAGGTATTGGGAAGTAACACGGTCCTTGTATTGCTGCCCCATGGCTCCGACATTCGCGTATGTATCGGAGATAACTTTGTTTGACAGCTCTTTCTGAACGGCCTGTTGTTCCGGAGTGGCACCGGTGATTACAGCGGTGTTGGAGGCAGCCTTATTCTGGCGGGAAAGATTCTCACGCAAATTGCGCATGAGGTTCTGGGTGTCGGACCTCTGCGTATAATCAGAAAGGGCATTTGTGTTATACCATGCTTTGTTTTCAGTATCCTGTGTATTGAGATACTGGTTCATTTTCCTTCTTTGCTTTGCAGCCTTCCTGCCTCCAAAAAAAGAACCCAGCAGCCCGACACCGGCTCCGATTGCCGTACCCCATGGCCCCAGAGCAGACCCGGTAGCGGCACCGCCTGTAGCTCCACTTAAAGCACTTGCCATATCAGTTTATTTTTTCGTTCAGGCACAAATAAACCGATTCAAAAAATTGTGGTTTGGCTATGATGCAAAAATCAAATCAATGTCGAAAAGTCACTTTGGGGAACAGTCATCCCGCAGGTTCAAAAGGATACTTTTGTGTTAAGATTTGTAATTATCAGAAGTATGGCGGGAGTAAAAGGAAAAACAAATAACCCAAACGGTCGGCCGGTAGGAGCAAAAAACAAGCTTCAATTGACCGTAAAAGGCAGGATCATTGATTACGTCAACAATGATTTCGATACCTTCATCAAGGAAGTGAAAAAACTGCGGATTAAAGACCGGGTAAAGGCAAAACTCGAGCTAATCAAATTAGTTACCCCCCGTCCCTTGAATGAAGAAGAAAGGAACGCCCTGAATAATATGAATCCACTTCTTACACGACTGTTCGGAAAGAGCGAAGAAGAGAAATAATGACTTTAAGCAATCCTGCGTATATCCAGATACAGGCTTTCAAGTCTCTCTGTGCTTGTCATATTGTACATCTGTTTTGAATTTACAGATGACAATAACATCACCTTTTTATTAAAAACAAAGAAAAGACGAAAGACATATTGGACGGTAACAAAAATGTTGCTAATCTTGAACCGCAATTTTTGACAATCCATCATGAAAACATTTTACATCCCGGAGCTTTCGACCCTGGACTCTGGTGAGTTGACTATTCTTATCGAAGGCGTCAGGAAACTGAATAAGTCAAAAGCCCGCCAAATACTGCTCCTCAAACTGGAACTATTGAAACTGGCAAAGGAAAAAGGATATTGGAGCGAAGAAGTTAAAGAATTCAGTTCTTCTATTAACGATCCTCACAGAACGCGAATCAACAACGAAGTGAAAGAAATACTGAAATCCGGCGAAGGTCAATAGGGATGACGCCGGAACATTGGACAGATAAAGGTGCAGAGTCTTTGCTTATTCTCTTGCTAAATTCGCAAAAAAGTTTTAACTTTCATATACTTTGTTTACCGCTCTTTTTTTGGCGCTTAACTTGAGGGTGGAATAATAGGGAAAAGCCCGGGAACTAAAAAATCCCGGGTTTTTCTTTTAGATCCGGGGCCAGTAGCTTATTGCTTTTCCATTTATACTAGTGTTGGGAAATGTGTTGGGAAGTAAAATAAAAAATCCGTTGTAAGTTACTGATTTACAACGGATTAATTTTACACATTTCGCTCCCCAGGTAGGACTTGAACCTACGACCTACGGATTAACAGTCCGCCGCTCTAACCAACTGAGCTACTAGGGAATTTTTTATCTTGTTGTTGTGCCCTTGCGTTTCAAAAGCGTTGCAAAAATAACAGCTTTTCCGAAAACAAAAAACTTTTTGCAAAAAAAATCTTTTCCCGCCGGAATCAGGAAACAAAGTATAAAACTGCAAGTCGTTTAATGGTTTTAAGCTATCTTTCTGACTGCAAACAACAAGCCAATCCCGGGGAACATCACTTACCTTCTTTTTTTATACGTTTTTCATATTCCCGATTTAATGACTATTTTCGTCCTGAATTTTTTGAAACATTCATTATGTGGGTTCGGTTCTCCAGGTTTATTCTCCGAAACAGGATTCTTCTGCTTATCGTGCTTGGTTTAGTCACCGTTTTTATGGCATACCAGGCAACGCGCGTCGAAATGTCATACGAATATTCGCAAATCCTCCCTCAAAAAGATTCCGCTTATATTGACTATCAGAATTTTAAGAGTACTTTCGGTGAAGAAGGAAATCTGATTGTAGTCGGCATCATTGATCCCGACTTCTTTCAATTCTCCCACTTCAGCAAATGGCAGAAGCTCAATGAAGATCTCAGCAACACGGACGGGGTTGACAACCTGATCTCCGTGTCGAGCGCCTATAATCTGAAAAAAAACACAGGGGAACGAAAATTCGAACTGGAACCGGTTTTCCCGAAACGCATAACCAGTCAGGAAGAACTGGACAGCCTGTCCGAAACCTTGCATTCCTTGCCCTTTTATCGCCGGCTTTTATATAATCCCAAAGACCATGCTTATATGCTGGGCATCACAGTCAGCAAGGATAAGATGAAATCGAAGGAACGTGAAAAGCTGGTGCTGGCGATCAAAAACAGATGCGACGCTTTCGCAAAAGAAACAAAGCTGGATGTTCATTATTCCGGATTGCCGTATATCCGGGTGATCAATTCGATCCGCATCAAAAATGAGGTCTACATGTTCAGCGCACTGGCCGTCGGATTGTGTGCACTGATCTTATTTATTTTTTTCCGTTCACTAAAGGCTGTCCTGTTCCCACTGCTAATCGTAATCACCGGCGTGATCTGGGCAATGGGAAGTATGGCTTTACTGGGCTTTAAAATTTCACTGCTCACCGGAATGATTCCTTCCCTGCTGATCGTGATCGGGATCCCAAACAGCATTTACATGCTCAATAAGTATCACTATGAATTCAGGGCTCACCGAAATAAAATCAAAGCCCTTCAGCGGGTGATCATCAGGATCGGTACAGCCACCTTCCTGACCAACCTGACCACAGCCTGCGGATTCGCCACCTTTATCATTACCAACAGCCAGCTCCTCAGGGAATTCGGAATCATTGCCTCCCTGAACATCATGGCGTTATATCTCCTGGCAATCATCATGCTCCCGGCTATCTTCAGCTTTATCAGGCCCCCGAAACACCGGCACATCAAACACCTGGAAAATAAGCACCTGCAAAATGTAATCGAAAAACTGGTCAACCTGACCACCAATCATATCAAAACAGTTTATATTTCAGCTTTTATCGTACTCCTGGCAGGCATTTACGGCACAACCTTAATCAGAAGTTCCGGGTATATGGTCGATGATATTCCCGAAAGCGATGTGATTTACAAGGATCTCAAATTCTTTGAGAATCATATTGATGGTGTTCTGCCCATGGAAATCGTGATCGATGCAAAGAAACCGAAAGAAGCCATGAGCATGGCTACGTTCAAACAAATTGACAACCTGGAGCAGCAACTGATGCATCATCCTGAATTGTCAGCTCCCCTTTCGGTGATCAATATTCTGAAATTTTCGAAACAGGCTTTCTACAACGGAAAGGAAAAATACTACACCTTGCCAACGAACCAGGAAAAGAACTTTATCCTGGCTTATGCCAATAATTCCCTGCAGGATTCACAAAACAGTATCGGTCAGCTCCATTCCTTTTTAGACAGTACCCAGCAGATTACCCGCATGAGCTTCAGGGTAAAGGATATCGGGACTAAAGCGATGGACGAGCTTTACGCCGGCATCACCCGTGAAGTGGATTCCATTTTTCCGAAAGAGAAATACAAGGTAACCGTTACCGGGTCGAGTGTGGTTTCCTTCAAGGGAACCGAGTACCTGCTTGACAACCTGATCTCAAGCGTGGCACTGGCGATCATCCTGATCGCAGCCATTATGGCAACGATGTTCAATTCATGGAGGATGGTTATTCTGTCGCTCATCCCCAACCTTCTTCCCCTGATCTTCACCGCTGCGATTATGGGATATACCGGCATTCCGATAAAGGCTTCCACCTTACTGATATTTAGTATTGCATTTGGGATCTCCGTGGATAACACCATCCATTTTCTGTCCAAATACCGGCTGGAATTGAAGCTGACCGGACAGAATATTCCGCTTGCCGTCAAACAAACGGTACGTGAGGTGGGAATGAGCATGCTGTACACATTTGCCGTCCTGTTTTTTGGATTTGGTGTCTACAGTATCTCCAAATTCGGCGGAACCGCGGCTTTAGGGGTTTTGGTTTCCCTGACCCTGCTGGTGGCCGTAATGGCGAATCTGATCCTGCTCCCGAGCTTGCTGATCGGACTGGACAGGCTAACAACAACCAAAGCCTTTAATGAGCCGCTGCTGACTATTTATGACGAGGAAGAAGATATCGAGCTCGAAGAGCTGGAAATCGAAGAACCTGTAACCAGAAAAGAAAGTTAAGCATGTACTCCATAAAATCATTGCAAACCGCTTTTGCCGGCCTGCTTGAAAAAGAAGCTGAACAGCTAGGCACTGCCCGGCCTGCAAACCTCTACCAACCCATTCAATATACCTTCAACATGGGAGGTAAACGATTACGCCCGGTCATGGTACTGATGGCATGCGACCTTTTCGGAGGCCAAATTGAGGAAGCGATGTATACTGCTTTAGGGCTCGAAACTTTT